ATTTGCTTCATATCCACCTTTAGTAATTTCACGAATACGAGCATTCATAAACTTAGCAACTGAATCAAATGTCTCTTGATATTTACTTGATTCTTGTGTTACAATTGCGGGAACAGGACCAAGACCATAAGGTAGATATTCTGTTTTATAAATATGTACAAGGCGAGACATAAATAGGCATCGCCAGCGCTTCATTTTTGCGTCAAGTTGATTATCACGAGGATATATGTGAGCAGAAGGATTAATATCTTCAACTGATGTATCTACAAACTTTGATTCAAAAGGAACAGCGCGAACACGACGCCAAGTACCTCTATCCATTGTATTAATTGCTGGAAATGAATTACACAACATAAAGATTTTACCAGTAATTTTAAATTTGGTTTGGTCTTCAAATAGACCTCGTGCTTCTACATCATCTTCACCAGTAAATTGTTTCATACGAGAAGTATTAAGTGGTTCACGATCATCTGGTTCAGCCATATATATAAAACGTTTATTACGAATAGCCATAATATCTGGATTAGCAGCCCCAGCATCAGGTCTCTTACGAGTTAATGCTGTAGTTTGTAAAGATGATGTATAATCACCCATTGCCATACATAATAAATCTACAAGTTTAGATTTACCATTACCACCAACACCAATCCAGGTTTCATAAGTTTGTTCTTTATTAGCACCTTCTAAACAAGAAGCCAGTTTTCGCCACATATATTTTCTTAATTCTGGACGAGGAAACACTTTACTCATAAAATCGTCAATTTCACTATGAATAATTGATTGTTCAGAATCATTTGGATTATATTCAATATAATCAATTGGGTCGCAATTTTTTGTGGGATATCTGCCTGCCATAAAGGTAACGAAATCTGTGGGCTCAGCTTTGCGGAAATTTACATAGTATTCACTTGTTTGATCATCTTTAGTACGAACAGCGTGTAAATCAATAATACCATTATTAAATCCAAGTAGGTATTGATTGGAGTTTAATTTTTGAGAGAAGTCTTCTTCGTAGAAGAGGCATTGGCAATCTTTCATAACTGAATCTTTGAAACCAGCTTGATATAGAGAGTTTTCAACATTTAATAGTTTTTTCATACGTTCTTTATGCCATGAAACTTTCTCTTCATCTGGTTCGGCCATAATTCTTTCACGTAATTTTGTGCGCGTATCAGCGATAACTTGTGCTACTTCATTTGTAAGTTTATTACGGAGTTCAATACCGTGTGGTAATTTTTTCCAGCAAATACCATTGAAGTGAAACCAATCTACTTTTTTACTATCAACCGAAGCACAGTAGTTATTTTCATACATTCGTTTTAGGAGTCTTGCGATATGTGTATGAGTAGCATTAACTTCTGATTCTACAAAGTTAATGAAGCTTTCTTTCATAATTTTTTTATGTATTTTAGGATTATCTTGAATAGCCCAAGCGTGAAGTGACCGAATAGTAAAACAACGTTCTTCAGAGCGGCTCCATCCACGTTGCCAGTCGCGAAAGATTGAGCCTACATTATTTTCAGATGCTTTAGATGATTTTTGACTAAAATCCATCCAAGTTTGAAACATTTCTTCTGATGGGTCAATATTATGTAGGCACCAACCAACTTCAATCCAAGATTGATATCCAGAAGCACGTTCACTAGAAAGACATTCAGTAACAAGGCGTTTAATAACATCTTTTTTATCATTTTCAAGTTGTTCATAAACATTATTTGATGTTACATTAATTATAGGAACATCAATTACAATATTATGGTCTGCTACTTGTGCTTGTCGCTTTCCAGTACAGTAATCATGACGTTCAATCCATTCTTCTTGTGATTCTTTTTTGAAGCTGGGAATATCAATATGAAGGTTATAACGAATAGAGAGGATTTCAAGTAAGTTACGAGAGTTATATTTATGAATATCTTCGTCTACAAATGTATTATTATCAGATTCATATGTGTAAACAGATAGAAGAGTATAAGGTGGAATATCAGGTTTAGATTCACCATAGAAGAACCATCCGTTTTTCTTGACAAGTGCTTCATCGAATATATCTTTTTCACTGTTAATGTATCCAGTATTTTTAAAGGTATTAGTAAGATTGCCAAGTTCAATAGAGCGATGACGAAGTACTTGTTGGTGTTCAGAGTGTAGTATTAAGTCAGGGCATTCAATATGAATACCATCTTTAATAGAGCGGTTAATTGTATTTGTCTTTTTATCTTCGTATGGAGCAGGACGCAGAGTGATAAAGAAACGAAGTTTTTTATTATTTTCTAATTTATAGAAGTGGGTTATATTCTCAACATATTTACGAATAAAAGAGTGAATATGAGAAAGTTCAAATGTACGTTGTAGTGATTGACCAGATGAATATTTGAAATCAAGATCAATAAGTAATGGTGTTATAAAGTCAGAGCAACGCTGTTCGATAAGATTGAGAGGGCGTTTATTTTGTTCAAATAGATAGGCGTGGAGTAGGTCAAGAAACTCAGAATATTCTTGATCTTTAATAAAGAATTTACCTTTTATGGTTCCCATACCCGTAAATGACACATCACCTTTTTCAATAACACGGTGTGAGTCAATAAATAGACCAAATTGCGATTCTAGGAAGTTTTCAGTAATGATAGGCATTGTGATACGACTATTCATCCCTTTTCGAATCCGTCAATTTTTATTCTTTATAAAACTCACATGATAAATGTATTATAATCAACAAATAAAAATATTTAATATGAATAATAATCAATATTAAATATTTTTATTTCAGCATTTTAAGTCTTTTTTTAAATCTTTTAATTTAAATATATATATAGTAATTATAAGAATGATATATCCCTCATACGATAAAACATATAATGGTTTAATGGAATGGGCGAAAAGTGAACTTGAGCATATTGGTAGAATAGCATCAATTAAAGATAAAAAAGTACAATATGCGTATGCTTTATCAACTGTAAATGGAATGTTATATTTACGTGATGCAATAAAAGAGTATATAGTGAAAGAAAATAATTCATGTAAAAAGAAGGATTTATTAAAACTTCATGGTCAAGTGATAAGAGCTGCCCAGCATTTGATTAATGAGTATAGTGTTAATCGTAAAGTAATAGAAGCATTTAATACTGGTAAAATATTATCAAGTCTTAATGATTTAAAATGGAAATCGAATAATTATAAAAAAACGCAACGTAATAAAAAAATAAATACAAAAACACGTAAAAATCGTAATTACTAAATTATAATTATAATTAAATAATTATGAGGAATAAAATTTGATTAAATTATTTAAACAGATAATAGCAGCTTGATTAGAATGAAAGAAACTGACTTTTGCCCGGTTTGTAAATATTACTTATATCTTGACCAAAATGAGGATAAACTCCGACGCATTTGTCGTAATTGTGGATATCAAAAAGAGGATAAAAAAGGTGGTTTAATTCTTGAGATTGACCTAAAAGAGAAAACATCAGAAGGTTATAAGATTTTAATGAATGAATTTACTAAACAAGACCCTACACTTCCACATGTTAATACTATTAAATGTCCAAATTTAGGATGCGCAACAAATACTTCAGGAAAAGAAAAAGATGTTATTTATCTAAAATATGATACAATTAATATGAAGTTCTTATATATTTGTAATGTATGTGATACACAGTGGCGTTCAAAAGCTTAATAGTATTTAAAAATAAAAAATATATTATAAGTATTTTTCTTCGTATTTTTTAATGGTATCAAATATTATCTGTTTAGCTTCCATTAGTTCTTTTGCGGTTGGAATAATAAAATCTTCAGAGCCGTCAGGGCCAGGATCCCATTTTAAGCAAAATTGTTCAAGAATTTCTTTTTCAATTAAGCTTACATCATTAACATTACATTGAAGAATTAAATATATTTCAGATCCTTTTGTATATTTATGAAGTCTACCAATTCTTGTATCGGGGCATTGAGAGGTGCGACCAACTTTATAGATTTGTCTGTTAAGAGATTTAAATTCTCGCGTGCGAACCAAATAAATATAACCATGTTTTTCATCCGTATCATATGTCATACCTTTCATAATACGTCGTCTTTGACCTTGTTGGACGGCAATAGATATATGTTTAATAGGTTCAATAATTTCATTATCAGACATTGTTCTTTATGAGGAACGCAAAAAAAGCCTTTTCGTATTTCCACAGAAGGAAACACGAAACGGCTTAGCAAAAATTATACAACCTATTATTTATATTTATTATAAAGAATAGGGAACAACTATTTCTAGTTATTTTTACGCTGTTTAAAAGAATACTCTTCTTATAAACACCATTATACCTAAATCAAACACTTTTTTAAAACAACCGTAAAAAAACAGTACGTTTTAAGAACATCAATATTAAAGGCATAGAATGGTTTTTGTTTTAGGTTACAAGAAAGTAACCTAAAAACTTATGAATATTAATTAAAAATTAATCAAGAGTAGTGGTATTCTCACATCTCTTTGTAATTTATAATTAATCATAAGAATAATAATTATAATTGCTGTATATTTCCTACCTTTATAAGACCACTCTAACAGCAAACAACAATACACTCTTTAATATAAAGATGTAAGTGTTCTAATCGAGTAGTTTTAGTATAAATATCATCTATTGATAGAGTCAAGTAAATACTAAAAATAATATATTTAATGATAATAATAAATTAGGAATTTATTATAGGATTCTAATATGATACTTCAAATGTAGAATCTAATATATAAGGCTTTATTCATTATAAAGTAGCACAGAATCCAAGAATATTTTTGATTGGCTGTATAGATTCTTAATGCACAGGAAACAGACTACTTAGTTTTGGAAAAACCTAAATTATATTCCAACATAATTTAGATAAGTAAAGCGGGATTGCTTTCAATATTTTATTCTGTTTAATTTTAATGGCCATAATATACACACACTCTCACTGTATCCACGATAATCGCTTATTAATATGTTTGCTGTAAAGATACTGGAGTGTTATATATTACAAGGCTTTCTAACTTTAGATAGCATATTGCCCTATATTCGTTTATATATTTTTTTTATTTATTGCTGTATGAATATATATGCTATATGAAGTTAGAACTTCACCTTGTATGGTCGAGGAATTTCTTCCTATCATACTATAGATTGAAGTCTTTAAGCCCTTTTATATGGTCTAATTTTATTTATGTGAATTATTGAATACTTCACGAACAGCATCATAACGTTCATCATCAAGAATTGATCGCATTCCTTCATAAGGAGTCATTGCTTGAATACTAC